GTTAGAAAGCTACACACACAATACGCAAGTGACAGGGCAGGGAATAATCTTAGACGTTACGCAAGTCAGATTGCTCACGATTCAGTAATGCAGTTTCATGGACAGTTCACAGTAGCCAAAGCAAAAGATGCAGGGTTGACCCATTACAGATATACAGGCACACTTGTAAGGGATAGTAGACCTTTCTGTAGGAATATGCTAAATAAGACATTAACCGAAAATGAAATTAGGGATATTTGGAATAATCAAGGGTGGCAAGGAAAGTCAACAGGTGACCCATTTATTGTAAGAGGCGGTTATCGTTGTCGACATACTTGGATTCCAACTAATCCTGATTGGGATATATAGGAGTTATAAATGGCTGAAGAAAACCAAGTAGAACAAACAACCGAAAGCACTGAAGAAGAAACACCACAAGTAGAGGAAACATCTAGTGAGGTAATGTTCACAGAAGATGAAATGAATGAAATCGTTAAAAAGCGATTAGGCAAAGAAAGAGGTATTTGGTATAAAAAACTTGGTGTTGAGGACTTTGATACTATTAAACAAGCTGTTAAGTCACAGAAGGATGCAGAAGAAAAGCAACGTATTCAAAAAGGTGAGTTTGAAGAAATACTAAAAACCAGAACGCAAGAGTTCAACAAAGAAAAAGAAAACCTTGAGAGTCAGCTAAGAGATATCAAGATAAATAAATCGTTATTGTCTTCAGCATCAAGGAATAAAGCCATCAATCCAGACCAAGTAGTTGAGTTATTAAAAAACAATATTCAGCTAAATGAAAGTGGTAACGTAGAAATTCTTGATAAGAATGGAATAGCACGTTATAGTAAATCGGGTGAACTTTTGACCACAGACGAATTAGTGCAAGAGTTTCTTACACAGAACCCTCACTTTGTCAGTGCAACCCCTAGTGGTTCTGGCACAGTGTCAAATGTGGATAGGCAAGAACTCAATAAGCCTTTAAATCTGAGTGAATTAAATATGAACAATCCAGAGGACAGAAAGAAGTATGCTGAATATCGAAAGCAACGAAATTCAAAACCCTATGTGATTAACTCAAACCCTTAATTTGTTTTATTTAAAGGAGTAAAAAATGGCAAATGAAACAACCAGTAGCACCATTTCGGAACTCTACACCGAAATCGTAGCCGAAGCATTGTTCGTAGCAAGCGAACAGTCAATCATGCGTAACCTAGTTAGAAACTACACTATTGCAGGTGGCGGTAAGTCTGTTGAAGTACCAATATACGCAACTGTGTCAGCGTCAGCCGTAAACGAAGCAACGGACTTGTCAAACACTGCGGTCAACCCAACTTCTGTTACTATAACAGCTAGTGAAGTAGGTGTAATGACCACATTAACCGACTTAGCAAGAAACTCAGCATCAAGAAATGTTGCAGGGGATATCGGAAGATTATTCGGTGAAGCTATCGCAAGAAAAGTAGATGCAGACTTATCAGCGTTATTCACAGGCTTTTCAACAGAGAAAGCAGGTGGAGCAGGTCAAGAACTTACAGTGCAAGATATTTTTGAAGCAAGTGCAGAGCTTAGAACAGCAAACGCACCTGCACCATATTACGGAGTCTTCCACCCAAAGCAAATATTCAATGTAAAGAAATCTTTGACAAACACATTTGTGGGTAGAGATACCGAACTATCAAACGAAGCTATGCGAACTGGTTTTGTTGGAACTATTGCAGGTGTTCAAATCTTTGAATCTTCAAATATTTCTGTAGATGGTTCAGATGACTCTATCGGTGGTGTATTCTCTCAAGACGCTCTAGCGTTAGCAATGATGCAAGACCTAAAGCTAGAAACACAAAGAGATGCTTCATTAAGAGCAGATGAAATTGTTGCTACTGCCGTTTATGGAGTTAGTGAAATCCATGATAGTTATGGGGTTAAGTTAACTGCCGACACACTAGCTACATAAAAACTATGGGGGTGGGAAACTACCCCCTTTTTTTAAGGGATTATGACAATGGAAATGGTAAAGCTTGTTAAAGGCGATAGAGTTATTGAAAGACGCAAAGTAGATTACGAAAACAATATAAACATTTGGGGTTTACGAGGTTGGAAGCTAGATGATGGCAAGCCAAAAGCACAACCCGCACCCGAACCGAAAGAAGAAAAGCCAAAGAAATCAACAAAAAAGGCTGAATAATGGCTACAAACGAATTCAATGTTGCTGATACTAGTCTTCAGAAAATACAACCAGACATTTTAGGTTTCGGGGTGACAACTTTCGAAGACCAACTTCAATTTGCTGAAAATGACGTTATTAGGCGTGTTAGAGAAGAATGGTGGGAAAGATATAGGCACACAGTACGCTATAAGGACATTACAAAGATTACTTCAGTAGAAATGGATAGTTCTAAACTCACAGACTCACAATGGACACAATCAGTAGTGTATTTGTGTTTATGGAAGTATGTGTATCCTATTCTTACTAAATGGCGTGACCCCGACACAGGCGAAGGTAAAGACGCATTTCAAGTGCAGATTGATTTCTACAGGGATAGATATGAAGAAGAATTTCAAGCTATTCTAAGGGATGGGGTCGAATACGATGAAGATGGTGGCGGTACAGTAAGCGACAGCGAAAAAGAACCCATACACCACTTGAGATTAGTCCGCTAATGGCAGTAGACGTAAAAGTAGACGTTAATTCTATAGAGGTCACAAACCTATTAAAGAGAATAGGCAGAAAACAAAAGGCTGTTATCCAGAAATCATTGAATAGGGTTTCAAATATGGCGGTTCTAATGATTACAAAGCGTACACAGGCGGGGAAACTACCCGATGGGGGTCAAATGAGGGCATACGCTAAAGGCACAGTCAGAAGCCGTAAAAAGAGGGGTAGACAAACAGGATTTGTAGACCTTACCGATACTGGTAAGATGTTTCGTAGCTTAGATTTCAAAACAGGCGGTACAAAAAGCACATTATTCTTCTCAAACATGGAAAGAGCAAAGATAGCCAGTTATCACGACACATTCGGGGTAGGCAAAAGGCGTATTACCAGACCATTCTTTGCTATAGGCAATAAAGAAGAAGATAAGCTAAAAGCAGAGTTTGCTAGTTTTTATTTCAAAGAAATGCGGTTATGAGCAAAAGAGAAAATATAGCGGGTGACATAATTACTAAGCTTGATGCGGTGACAAGTCCGATTGAGTTCAAAAAAATTACCAGAGAACCTTTTGAAGTAGAGGAGCTTAGTGATGCACAGTTTCCCGCATTATTTGTTCAGTCTGGCGATGAAACAAGAGAAGTATCAAGCATAGGTGATACAGGAGCGGGAACATATAGGGGAACGATAGACTTTCTCATAGTGGCGTTTGGTAAAGGTACAGACACAAATATAGATACAGTTCGCAACCAGATTATAGAAGTGGTTGAAGAAACTTTAGATAATGATATAACTAGAAATGGTAATGCTATTGATACACAGATTATTGAAGCATCAACGGACGAGGGTACAATATATCCCTATGGTGGTGTACGAATAACAGCAAGGGTAATATATGAATTTACTAGAGGGAGTGCATAATGGCTAAAAATGTAACTATGAAAAAAGGCGAAAGTATTATAAAATGCGTTGAAGACCATGTAGAACATTTTGAAAAAAATGGCTATAAGGTGCATGATGAAAAGGCGGTTTCTAAAAAAGTCGAAAAACCTAAAGAAGAAAAGGAGTAAATAAATGGCTACACATCACGGAAAAGAAGGGGTTGTAACTATTGGGGGTACTACATTAGGTAATGCCACAGGGTTCACAGTAGACACTACCCATGACGTTGTTGAGGATACAGCACTTGGTAATTCAATGAAATCATATTTGGTTGGTAGGGGTACTTATACTTTCACTATTGATATGAACTTTGATGAAACCGATTCTGGTCAAACATCTTTAGTACAAGGAGCAGAACTAACTTTTGCTTTCTTGCCAGAAGGTAACGAGTCTGGAGATAGAAAGTTTAGTGGAACTGGAATTGTTACTGGAATGTCAGTAGGCGTTACATTGGATGGTGTAACAACTAGAACTGTATCTGGTCAAGGGAATGGCGGTCTTACCATAGGCACAGTATAAGTAAATGGCAGATGAAAAGATTGACTACTTTGATGGTATTCGTGACCATTTTAGTCAGCTAGACACACAGATTATTGAAGTTCCAGAGTGGGGTTTGACAGGCGATAAAGCTATTCATACCAAGCCTTTTAATATGCTTGAGAAACAAAAGATATTTAAAGGTGCAACGAATACCGATTTGCTTGTACTCATTGACGTTATCATTGAAAAAGCCTTAACAAAAGATGGCGAAAAGATGTTTAACGCTTCTCACATTCTTTCCTTCAAAACAAAAGCTGATA